CGGGATGCGCGTTTCATTCCGCATTTCTTCATACTCGTTCGCAATACTGTTGACAAGCATTGATATGTTATCTGCGTTTACTGCGTTGCGAATTTCCGCAACCATGTTCGTATTTAAAAGAACCTCGTCGCGTGGGAGCGTGTGCAACTTTTCAAGTGTGTTGACAAGCGTTGCGAGTTCTTGCACAGGGCGCACGAATCGCGCGGGTGTTTGTGATTTCATTATTTTTCCTCTTTTTTAGGATACGCTTTATCCCAGCAATCGTCACAGACGCCAAAGGTCTTATATTCGCCTTCGTTTATATCCGCGCTGCATTCGCGGCATAGATAGTGTTTTTCCGGTTCTTGCGTTTTCATTATTCTGATACCTCATATGATAATTTCTTCATTAATGTTCCTGTGTCTTTTAAAGGCGGCTTTCCCGCGCCTTTCTTTGCAACCGTTGACGGCGCATTATGTTGTAGCTCGCCACCGTTCTCAATTATTCTTTTCGCTTCGGCGACCGCCTGTTGTCCTAGCGCCGTTAACATTTTTATTTCCGCTTCTTTCATATCCGTCTTTCTACCACGTTTCGAGTATTCAGCCATATTATCCGTAAACGCTTTCAAGTGTTTTTTCATTTCTCGTGTTGACACTAATTTTTCTGCCGCCATGCGTAACACCGGGCGGGGCGGTATTGTCTCAGTTCCATAATGATTATACGCGAGCACGTCGGAAAACTTTTCTCCATTTTCGTACTCGCCCGGTAATGCGCCTAGTTTTACTTGCACGTCAATACCTCCACCACTCTTCTAACGTACTTTTATCCGGATCGTATACAATCGCCCCCTTGTCTTTACTGTTTTGATTATTAGTTGTGCTCATAATCAATACTTCGCTAACACGGTAATAGCCGCCGCGTATTCCGCGACAATAGGAGACGTTGCTAAATGTTCAAGAGCGCCCGCGACTGCATCCGCTTCATCATCATGTGCAACACCTTTATAGTAACGGGACACGCCAAGTGAAAACTCTTGTTGTGTACCGTCGAGTATTCTCATGTCCGGCTTGTTTGCAATTACCGTCGCCGCAATGCGTTCATGTTTATTACGTGACTGATGTTTAGTTGTCCATAGATTTTTAATCGGGTACTTGAACTCACGTTTTTTAAACGCGTCAATAAAGAATACGCGTCCAGTATCAGACAACTGCGTTTCGATCACGGATTCAATCGGTGTGAACTTATTTAAAAACTCAAGTATAGTGTCAACCGTCTGTACGTCTGAAATTGATTTCGGAAGTTTCAACCCCGTAAAAAGTATCTTTCCTGTTTTCGACACGCCGACGATAGCGACCGTTGTTGCGTCCGTGTCTGTTTTGTCACTAAAGGACGGATCAATAAATGCGACACAATATTGACAATCCCACACCGGTGTTGATTCAAACGCGCCTATTGTGTCGTTGTCCTGTACGTGACGAAGTTCATAATTACAACACCATTCCGCGTACGGCAAGCGATCTTTACGCGCGAGTATTTCCGCAAGTTCCGCTTCAGGCAACGGCACAACGCCAAAAGGGAAACGCCGCCCTTCAAATAGTTCTTCCTTGATTGTAGAAAACACCGCTTGTTCGTGCCATGGTGTGCCAGACAGCCGCGTCTGTCCGAGCGGGTCAATAAGGTTATCAAGTTCCTGAAAATACGCAATCGTCCATTTCCGTTCCGCTGCACTATAGCGATCCTGAATAGTCTCAATGTCATCTGTCCATATATAATCAAAATGGGCACCGGTGATCGATGCGCCAACACCCGCCGCCGTGATCGACGCTTCCGGCGTTATCGTTTTCTTAAATGAAAACGCGGTGTGTTCACTTGACCACGTTTTAGTTTTTGCGTCAGTAATACCCCACCGCGAAAACATATATAAACGCAAAGCGTCGTTTGACTCAAAATGCGTTTGAATTGCTTTCAAAATGTTGCTTGCGAGATCGCCTGTCTTTCGCACGATTAAAAGGCGCATATTCGGATTGCAGAGAAACAACAACACCATAGCGACGACGCCGCACGTGGTCTTATACGATCCTCGGTGCGCTTGCAATACGTCAAACTTTCGATATTTATAGAAAATCTTTATCCATTCACCGTGAAGTGGAGTCAACTTCTCATAGCCGAGTATGTGACCGAACTTATGCGGCTCGGTCAGCCATTCGTCGAGTAATGTGGCGTGGTTAATTTTTTGACTGACTAACGCCATGCCGCGCCATTATGTCCGCGACGTGTGCGTCGCCGGTATTTATACTTATATTTTGCTCTGTTTTCTGTACAGCTTTTCCGAACAAACGATCAAAAAGAAAATCCACCGAATACGTCGATCCTGCTTTCGCGTCTCGAAGTAGTGACGCGGCTATAATTGCGCGCACGGCGGGAGTGTTCGGATCGTGCGCAACGCTTTGTAATTCGATCTTTGAAAGACATGTTAGTTCTGTCAAAAGTGCTTCTATATCTGCACGCGATACTTCATATAATCCGTGCAAATGACTGAAAACATTTTTCGGACGGCCGTTCTTTTCCGGCTGATATTCGGACGAAAATCTTTTTCCCTTTTTTAAATTCTCTTTTGCGCGGTCTGTCGGCGATCCTCGTTTTGTCATCGTTTTACTGTTTCCTCATTATTCCGATTCCATTCATTCCTTTCACAACTTTCTCCGGCTTGTCTTTCAGAAATTCATCGCACGCTTTTTTCACACCGGGAAAGTTCATCCATTCATAATCGTGTACAAGTATAATCCCGCCCGGAACCATTTTGTCATACACCTTTTTGAAACTGTCCATTATCGAGCCGTAGAAATCACCATCAAAGAACGCGAAGCATATTTTGTCAGGGTATTTGTCATCAGATATGTCACCAAAAAACCCTTTATTTATATGGGGTAAATCGATTTTAGCGTCTTTAAATGTCTTTTTAAATGCCTCTATTGATACCGCTGACGCGCCTTTGTCGCACGGCGTTGCTCCGTCTTCATTAGTCTTTGGCGGCAGTCCTTCAAATGAATCATATACGCAAAACGATTTTCTTCCATCTGTGTGTTTCAACAGTCTTTGTATGAAGCTCGACGTCATACCGATATTGCATCCGAGTTCTACCACGTCGCCGTCAAGATGCAAAACGCTTTCCAGTCTTTCAAGGATATACTGTAATTGCCCTTCGGCAAGCATCGGCATTTCGACACCTTCAGCCTCTTTCAATACTTCTTTTACGCTATTCATATTCCCTCGTTATAACATTGTTTCGTCGTTCCCCATTTCTGGATTGCGTACATCTTGTCGGTTCCTTCATACACTAACCCCGTCAAGTGCGGCGAGTTAAAATAGTGCGACGGAAATATATGTACATTCGCTTTCGTCTTTCGATACATCACGCCCATATATTCATTACCGGTCGTCTTCCACGGTTCGCCTCCGACGTCTTTTTGTCGCAATCCCTCAATAAGCTCCGCCGCAAACATACCGTTCTTTTTACTCGCATGAAGTGGTGATATAAGGCCGGGGCGAATCTTTTCTTGCTCCCACACGCTGTAACTATCAAAGTCATTATAAAACAATTCGTCGATAGGATTCAAACACACTGCGTCGGCACCGATCATAAAGCCGCCGTACTCGTGTAATATCTCATACGTGCATACATCAGCAACACCGTGCCATTGTTTACGCTCCGTGTAATAGTCAATATGCTTTTGGTTTATCCATTTCCGGCCATATACCGCGTCATTGTCCCAGAGCTTGTATTCCCATCCCGGATGTTTTTCTTTCCACGTATTCATCCATTTCATCGGCGCGGGCTTGTCTCCCAACCATAGTTGATGGATGATCTTCGGTATCGTAACCGGCTCTTGACCGGGAAATTTCCATACATCAAGGCTCTGCGTATTTCCCACAACGGATGGTATATCACCCCGATGCCCGATAAGTGAGGGCACTGGAAAAAGGATTCTCATTCCTACACGTTTCACATATTCCGATATGCGGTCATCATCGTGCCGGGATCGTTGTCTGTCAAATTCCGCAATCATCGGCTTTATATGCGGTACGGGCAAGCATATTGCCACGCCGCCGCGCGTCACATTATCAATATACACGCCGTCTTTCGGCCAAAGTGGTGTCCCGTGCC